AGAACGTTCCTATATATATAAAGTATATATTTAAATGTGTATTTCAGAGTGTAGAGTCCAATGGCGACCATACCGTCCAAAAGGGGGCATAGGGGTATCGTGGGTGTGCGCCAGCGCAAACGCACAAGCCCACGTCACGCTGATTTCTTTTTGATTGACGTTACGTTGTCGAGCAGTGTTAAGTGTGATTCGAGTTCTTGCTTGAGTTGCTCTGCGTTGATCTCTTCGACCTTGGTCTCGACCTTATCGATAAACATACCAACAGCCTTGCCCATCAGCTCCAGTGCTCGCAGTCTTGCGCCTACGTTCGTCTCTTCGTTGTCACTGTGTTTAAACAGTTCTTCCATGATGTGTTTGCGTGTAGCTATCTCGTTCGCAAGTACCAATTCTTTTTTGGCAGTGATCAAAGGTTCAAGAAGTAAAGTGATCGAGCTGTGTCGCATCAGTTCGTTCGCACGTGCAATGATCGTGGCATCAGCACTACCGCTACAGTCATAAGCCTTTCTATAAGCTTCTCTCGGAGCATCACCATTGAGCACGTAGGATGCGAATGCCAACATCTTGGCAGTTGGTTTATTAGGCTTTCTTCCAGTTCTATCTGTCTTTACTCCTACTGGTAATCCATTCTTCTTTCTCTTTACTACTACTCTATCTACAGCCGACTGTATCGCTTCGCTATTCGTGCCCGCTTGCGTTGTGCTAGTGCGAACATCGTCAACAGTAATAGCATCGTCCTCCAGCATCGTTATCAATTCATCTCGTGTCTTTTTCAATTCAATCTCCATTTTGTGAACGGTCACACGACCATCGCATATGTTGACTGTTTAAACCCTGTAAGTCAATGAGGTTCGCAGTGTGTTCGCAGTGTGCACTGGTGATCATCAAAATATTTTTATTCTCTCCTACTAGCTCATCAGGTGAGCCACTACATTAATTTAAACGCTGGTTCGCTTCGCTTTTTGCCCGCTCGTGGAAATACTTGACTAAGTTGTAGGGTTTAAACCACGCTCCTGATAGCTAAAAATGCAGGTTTTGGGGTTGGTGAAAAAAAAGTCGTACGTGTTTAAACAAATGTACTAGTATTGAGTCTGTTGCATTAGTAGTAGATTTAAAAACGCTGAGTAACCAGCGACACGTCAGAGACCAGTGCGTGGATAAAGTAAAGGGTTGATCGCTGATACCAGTCAGATCTAAAACGAGGGTAGTCAATATCAGGACTTAAAACTGTACGTCAAAGGCTAGTAGGCTCTGCCCCCTGATGGGATCAGGCAACCGAACGAGATGCGAGACGAGAACTGTGACCTAGGCGATGAGCGCCCCTAGCGAGTTGACTATGCTCCGTAGCGATACGGTTCTTTATGACGTGCGATCCGAGAGCGTCAATAAATAAATGCGGATATACGTGCGATAGCAGAGCGTAGAAAAACAAGTGGCTCTCAAAAGAGATTTAATCTCATGCCCCATTGCATACCAGTGGGGCAGAGGATGCAATCTCGCATCATTACAGGAGGTTTTATGCAAAATCAATTACCAGTAACTCAATATCCAACCCAATACTGGGTAGGCAATGACAAAAACAATGAGCCAGTATTTCTCAAGTACGAAACACCTATCGAAACCGAGGTAGGTGCAGTACCAGCAAACTTTTTCTTTTCACCTTAGAGATTTAATCTCAGTTCGCATTGCATACCAGTGCGAACGAGGATGCGATCTTGCATCACTACAACGGAGGATTCAACATGGCTTTAAATTCATATCGTGCAGTGGCTTTGGCTGAGGGCTTTGAAGAGGGTTCTCAGGATGAAGTGATTCAAGCTTGGCAGTTCTTGATTGACTCAGGTCTTGCGTGGCAGTTGCAAGGGTTCTTTGGTCGTACTGCATCACAGTTAATCGAACAGGGCATTTGCTCTGCTCCCGCTCATTCAAACTAAGGAGGCTTTATGTTCTCAGTAACTTTGTATTTAATCGACAAGGCTTGTGGCGGTCGTGAAGAGGGTGGTTGGTATTACGTTTGCGGAGAACCTCAATTGGATTCGTCCAATCGTGTGTTCGAGCATCGTGAGGATGCGGAGGATTATTTAATTTCTCTTCAAGATTATGAAGAGGAGTTGAATGAGAATCTGCCAAGCATCGACTCTGTTCTATCCCAAGGTCAGTATCAATTTAGGATTGACGAGGGCTTTCCTAAACCATTTCCATCAACCAAACCTCATTACGAGTAGGAGAATTTATGCGTGAACTTTTTCATCTTGCAGTTGCAGTACTCGTGGCAATCGTGTTCGGTAATCTTGCGTTCGCATTGCTTAATCATTTTCACATTTAATCGGAGGTCAAATTGACTACACGTGAAGAATGGCTTAACTCAGCCGTCAATGAGTTGCGTTCCATCTTTGATGCGAACGGCTATCCGCTCCCGCAAAACATTCGTGTCACTTGCGGGTTTCCCAGTAAACACGCACGATCACTCAATCGGGCAATCGGTGAGCACTGGAGCAGTAGTGCCAGTGAGGATGCAACCCACGAGATCTTGATCTCTCCAGTTGTATCTGATCCGTTTGAAGTGTTCGGCATTCTCGTTCACGAGTTGTGCCATTCAGCAACCGATGGGGATGGTCATCGTGGACGGTTTCCCCATGCAGTTCGTTCGGTGTGGCTTGAGGGTAAGCCAAGCAGTACGCAAATCGGTCAAGCTTTCCGAGATAACTTCGGTGGCTTGATTGCTTCGCTCGGTGAATATCCTCATGCTCGTTTAAACGTTGGACACGATCGCAAGAAGCAGTCAACACGTATGCTCAAGGCGCAGTGCTCTAAGTGTGGCTACACCATTCGTATCACCAAGACGTGGGCTGATCAGGGCTTGCCTTTATGCCCAATCGATTCACATAACTTTGCTTTAGTTTAAGGAGAATCACGTGAGTACAATTACAAAAACTTTATCCCTTATCCCGCTGTCAGTTCTCAATGAAGTACTGGTACAGGGTCACCATGATGTAGAGCCTGACAAGGCTATCGCCGTTGCCAAGATCGAGCAGTTAATCGATGCTGGCATCGTCACCTTGGATCAGGTCAAGGCGACCAAGCCTAGCGCAATCAATCGCACTGGCGCTGTATCTGATGACGTTCGCAAGGACATCAACAGAGCGCTGTCAGACGTTGATGCAATTCGTACGACTGCCAACAATGCGCTGGACAATGCCTTGCAGATTCAAACCAAGATCGACAAGGACTTTGCCAAGTTGACTGACCGTTTAAACGCAAAGCTTTCAAGCGTTGGGCAGACTGCATCGGTGGACATTGCGCAAGAAGTTTCCAAGGTGTTCGAGAAGTTCCGCAAGACAGAACCCGCACAGCGGATCACTGAGATTGCCAATGCATTGCCAGTGTTTCAAATCAAGAAAGCACGTGACGTGTTCGATGGTGTGCTCTCGTATGAATACGCTGGTGAGGTCGTTGACTTCTCAGACTTCGAGGTCGGTGTGTGGAATGATCCTGATGCTCCCGCTCGTGTCGATGACTACGTGTTTAATCCTCAGCACTTGCATCAAGCTTTGATCGCTCTCGATGATCCATTGCCTGACAACGTGTGGCTGGCTGGTGAGCGTGGCACAGGCAAGACTGAGTTCGTAGCGCAGTTGGCATCACGTCTTGGTCGCAAGCTGTTTCGTGTGAACTTTGATGAAGCTTTAGAACGTGCTGAGTTTATCGGTGGCAATACGATCGAGAACAGTAACGTGGTTTGGAAAGCTGGTGTCATTACCCAAGCGATACAGCACACAGGCGCTATCGTGTTGCTCGATGAGATCGGTTTCGCACGTGCACAGAACTTGGCTGTATTACACGCACTGTGTGAGCGTAGCCCACACCGTTCGATTGTGATCGCTGAGACAGGCAAGCGCATTCCAGTTGCATCACACGTGGTGTTCTTTGGTGCTGATAACAGTAACGGTCATGGAGATACGTCAGGCAATTTCGCTGGTGTGCGTGATCAGAATACTGCGTTCTTGGATCGCTTCTCTTACACGTTGCGCTTCGAGTATCTGCCAGCCGATGATGAGATCAATCTCGTTTGCAACAGAACTGGCTTGAATCGTGATGCTGGTGAAATCCTCATCAAGTTTGCCAACGTAGCACGTGAGAAAGCGAGAGCGGGAATCCTGACACAGCCCCCAAGCTTACGTCAGTTGTTCGCATGGGCTAGAGCAATTCAAAAGGGCGCACCAGTCGCAGTTGCATTCGAGAATGCAATCGTGAATAAGTTCCCCGCTGATTGTGAAAGCGAATTGCGTGGTGTATTCAGTGCAACGATTGACATCGCTAATCTGAAATCATTCTTAACCAAATAGGAGGGCTTTATGCTCGGACTAAATGTAAAGCGTGGGGTCGCTACAACCCTTGAGCGTGTGTTCCATAACAGCACGTTTAAATTCGGTAGTCTTAACGTGTTATGGACTGGTCAAACTGCTGGCATTCAATTCAATCGCTATGGTGATGATCACTTAGATGCAACGGTGATCTTCCCATCGGTTGACGAGAGCGCTGAGATCCCTCAGACCACGTTTAATAACCTGATCGGGTATGCGTTGCATGAGTTGGGTCACGCATGGTTCACAACGAATAAGCCTTGGGACTTGGCACGTAAGCGCTACGGTGCGTTCGTTGGTAACCTGATCAACGGTCTTGAAGATCCACGCATCGAAAAGTTGGTAATCGAATCAGGTCATGCGCCTAACGCACGTGCACTGTTTGGCAATCTGATTAACTCGGTACTGGATCGTGATGGCTACGTTGATCCCAATGATGCAAAGAACATTCCGTTTGTGCTTGCTGTTGAGGGTAGACGTTTAAACGGTTATGTGATTGACGTTCCAAACATCATTGATGATTCGATCTATGCCAAGCATATTCACTGGGCGCTCGGTCGTGCAAACAAAGCCAGCGACACAAGCGAGATCGTCAAGATTGCTGTTGAATTATTCAAGCGCATCAAACAGCAAGACGAGGATGCTGGTCAAGGCGAGGGCGATCAGGAGGGTCAGCCCAGTGGTGATGATGGTCAACCTGATAACTCTAATCCAGCACCTAAGCAAGACGGTGACAAGGGTGAGCAAGGCGATCAGGCTGGTGACAAGGGTGATGAGCCTAGTGATCAGGGTGGTGATCAGGCTGGTGATCAGGACGGCGATCAAGATGGTAACCAAGGTGATGAGCAAGGTGACGAGCCAAGCAAAGATCCTAAGCGTGGTGGTGGTAAGTCGTATGATGGTGGTCGTGAGGTTGAGCCTAATGATTTCATTCGTGAAGAACTAAAGCAACATCGTTCACAAGCTGATCAGGTTAGACCGATCCCCGCTGTTGGTAAGCCACAGTATTCACATTTCTCATGGAGGTAATATGATTCTCAACAAAGCAGAATGCGAGACTAACTTCTCAGCCCAGTTCAATACGCAGACCAGCGGGCTTGGTGCAACACGTGCAAACATCCTACGCTTGCTACGTTCAGTTGACTTGGTTGGTTGGTCAACGCACGAGGAATCAGGCAAGGTTGATCGTAAAGCGTTTACACGATTTGCTTGCGGTAGCACAGCGGTGTTTAGTAAGCGCCAACACGTTGATGCTGTTAAGTCTTCGGTGTCAGTCTTGATCGATTGCTCAGGATCGATGGAGGAGGATAACAAGATCGTCATCGCTGAATCCATTACGATCCAGTTGTCACGCATCTTAGACAAGGCTGGTGTCGAGTTCAACGTCACAGGCTTTCATGGCAACACCAGTCTCAAAGCTTTAGACGAGAGCGGTGCGACTAAGCGTGGCGATGCGTTTCGTACTGAGCACGTGAGATTCATTCCATTCAAAACATGGAAAGAAAATCTAGCCAAGGCATCGGCAAAGCTTGGATCGATTCGCCAGTGGGCGCAGTCATCAACACCTGACTACTCAGCACTGAGCCTAGCGATTGAGGATCTGTATCGTCAGGATGCACAGCGCAAGATCTTGTTCTTGATCACTGATGCGGATGGCTACTGCAAGGCGCATATGAAACACTTGCAATCAGTAGCAGACAAGCTCGGTGTCAAGATCGTGGCAATCGGTATCGGTCGCACTACGGTTGACCAATGCTTCACGAGTGGTGAGAATGTTGAGAATGTCAGTGGCTTGGCATCAGCATCATTCAACAAACTACTCAAGGAGTTACGGTAATGAGCATTGAAGATCAAGCAGATGAAGTAGATAACCTGATGGCGGGGATAGGTGAGTTAATCGATGGTATGCCAGTCGAGACAATCCTCCCCGCCTTGGGGTTGACTATAGCCAAGGTGGGATTGTTCTTTTCTTTTCAAGAGCAATCCCTTATTCGCAATATATCCATCATGATTACTGGTCTTTACAAAGAGCAGTTGCCTGATGATGGCGAGATCATTCATTGATTCGAGCCAGTTCCCAAAGAAAGGCGCACGTGAAAATTAAACCAATCAACCCAGTTGTGAAGACGTTAGCGTATACGCCAAAGCATGGTGGACGGCATACGCCTGAGAAGTTTAAACGCAGTACCAAGCAAGCAGTGCAAGTGCAGTTGTCCAATGAAGTTTTCAAATTACTAAAGGAGCGTGAAGATGAGCAAAATTGTTAGATGGGAATTGAAGTTAGTTTGGGATGATGGCACTGAAAATGACGTTAGTAATTATGTGCCAACGTATGTCAGCGATGCTATAGAGCAATTCTCGGATTACTGGGAAGAGCGCTACAACGATGATGACTATGGTGATGATGAAGAAGGAGAAGATGATGAGTGATAGATATTTACAAAGCTTGGCTGATGATTACATGGAGGATGAGTGTAATCGTGCAGACCAATGGAATGAAATCGAATGGGAAATCATTCATGCCTGTGAGACTGGTGAGCCTTGCGATCACTACGATCCCGCTGGTAGTGACTTCATTACCGAGAACGTGGTGCATCATCAGAAGCACATCCTGTTTTGCCTAGCCAACGGCTTGGATGCTGATCTGCTGGATCTATTAAAACAATGTTATGCAAAAGAGATCGCCACTGCCACCGAGTGGGCTTACGATCATTCTTATTAAGCTGGTAGCCCCCTTGGAGAAATCCTTGGGGGCTTTTTCTATTCTGCCAAATCTTGCGCCACGATCTTCAACATTCGTGCATGGATTACTAATTGCAATCCAATTTCAAATGCATCGGCATAGCGCCTTGTGTTCATAGCATTTTGATAATCCGTTAATGCCTTTTTTAAATCCAAAAAATCTTGTGAATAATCCATAAATCCCGTATCCAGATAGAACGTTTAAACGAGGATGCAATTAGGAAATTGCAGGTTGATCAAAATGCTTCTTGCTCGTAATACGTTCCAGTCACCTTGTTATATCCAAGCGTTGTTTCACCCTGTGTTCCAACCCAACGGAAACGACACTTCCAAACCGCAATCTCTACCCCATGATCTTTAGTTCTGTGCACAGTTAAACCGCAGTCAGCCTTCGCCCACCAAGCCATCGAGCCTGAGATCGCCATGCCATCAGGACGTGGTAAATCCATGCCTGAGCGTGTGATCTTTGATGGATGAGCCACAAACCAAACGTGAACACCTGATGACTTAGCGAATGCTTGCATACGTGTGAGC